CCGTTACCAACTGAGCTAGCATAAAGCATGTCGTTCAAGGATTCCTTGATTGACTCTTCTGCCTGCATGATCTTTGCGTTCAGCAACTTAATGATTGCCTCTGTTCCACGGTTCTGTGCCTCTTCAATACCGCTGATTGCAATAGAAGCAGCCATCTGCTTCCACTGGTAGTTAGCGGCTGAAATGCCATCTTGTGGTGTGAGGTCAATTGCATCATAACCCGAATACGAGTTAGCTGTGTCGTTGACTGCGTATACCAGCGGCTCTACAATTGAAGTACCGCCTTCTTCCATCACAACACGACCTCTTGAATTCAAATGATCCAAAAGTACCGTTGCTGTGAAAATGTTGTCTACCAATGTTGGTCGGTAGTTCTGCAATGTCGTTGAGAGAATTGCATCAAAATTACTATTTCCTGCCATGTTATTAATCTCCTATGATTAAAGTTAGACACCATACTTTTGTATGGTGATATTAATGTTATTCGCCTAGAATTTTTTTTGCCGCTTCATAAGCTTCTTGTACGGTTTTGGGTTGAGCAGGTTTAGGCACTGCCGTTGCTTTAGAAGAAGTTGCTGAGGTTACAAGACCAGCTTGCCCTCTCTTTGCATCTAAACGAGCTTGCTCATCGGCTAATTTCTTATTAGCCTCAGATGCCTTGGAATAAATTTTATCAAAAGCAATTTGTTTAAAAACCGCTTCCAAATCGTTTGAACCAATAGCGAGCGCTTTAGATACAACTTCATCTGCATCAAAGTCATTGCCATATTTGCTCGTTAAAGAATCAATTGTCCTAGACAATTCATCCATTGCCTGCTTTTGTTCAAAGGCAATAAGTCGCTTCTCTAGGTCTTTTACTGCAGCAGTTGCTGGATCTACCCATACATCCTCTTCTTCAGGTTGTATGTCTAAACCGAGTTGTTGCTGTAGCAATTTAACTGTTTCTGCTGGGTTGTTTTGCAAGGCTTCTTGCAAAGCTGCAGCATACTGCAATTGTTTCTTTTGTTCACTGAGTTCCTGTGTCTTGCGGGTATAGTCCGCTTGACGCTGGTATCCAGCTAGAGCCTCCTTAATTGGAACTGTAACTTCTTGACCATCTACTTGGAGTTTAACGAACTTGTCGCCTACCTCTGCAAAGTCAAAAATTTCTTGTTCTACTTCTGGAGTTTCCGCTTGCACCTCTGCCGTATCTATAGCTTGTCCTTCTAGGGGGCTAATCGTGTCGTCAATAGCACTAGCATTATTATCTTGTATGTCTGTCATGGAGTCCTGCCTTCTCTGGTTGTTCCGTGGAAACTATTGTTTCCTAATATTAGGTTATTTCATTACATTATTGGAGGTTGCTGCTGTTGTGCCAACAATGCCTGTAGCACTTCAGGAGGTAAACTTGCCAATAAACTTTCTAAATCCCCGCCAGATTCAGGACCTGGGGGAGCCATCGGTGCTCCTTGAGGAGGCATTGCCGCCATCATGTCTGGGGTCATACCAGGCGGAAGTCCCTGACTTTGTAATTCTTGTTGATCTGGTGAAAGACCCATTTCTTCTTGGGGTTGAGTTAGGAAAGATTGTGCATTCTTAACTCCAAATCCAGTCCCCAGTACATACTCTGCTAACTTAGGAAGATTTACAAGACCAGCTTGAGCAAACGGTTGCATGGCTGAAACCATCTGGAGAGCCATATCTCTGCGGAAAGCTTCATTGCGAGGGGCTGTTGAACCAGCTTCTACGGTAAAGTCAAATTGACCAGAAATATAATCTTTATCAAAAGTCAACCAAACTGGTGAACTTTCAGTGCCAATAATACGAATTGTTTCTTCTCCAGTCAAATATTGCTGTGCAAGCATAATAAGATTAGATGCACATTTAGCAATAGCTATTTCCATATCAACCAACTTTTCAGCCGCCCTTGAGTTGCTTGCTTCAGCAATAATAGAAGCTTCACGGGCTGTACGAGTGGTTTCTGGGATAGCTCCACGCTGGTATTCTGAAACACCAGAGACACGATCAATATCGTTTTGAATAAGAGCTGATTGATTATAAAACTCAGGAGGGTTAATTAGGGCTGGCATTGGGACAGCAACATTGTTAAGGTTTTCATTGCCCTTAACAGGAACCATCACATTGTCATCATCTGAAGCCAACATTTGTCTACCCATGTCATCAAATGCACTTTCTTGAATCAACCACTTGCGTGAATAACGCTTTCTATGGTTCATCATTTGTGTACGAGTTTCGTTCAATTCGTACTGCAATGGCTCAATTGCCTCAAGTTCTCCCATCGGGTAGAAGAAGTTTGGAATATCATAATTACGCAACATGTAAAATGGATGCCCAAATACATACGGCATCTTTACTGGCTTAATTAGAAACTTGTCTCCACTATCTGCAAATACTGACATCTCTCCAGTATTAATATCATAATATTCATAAATATCACAATAGGAATCATCAGTATTTGTTGGGTCATATGTTGAATTAAAACTTGAATCAGTATATTGCCTATAGGAAGATGCACTTACTTCTTTCCTAGCCGCAGCTTCGTAACGAGTATCGTTCTGTACATCTTTAAAGGGTCTGCGTGTTCTTTGAGCAATCCAACGAGCATCATCCATATTGTTTGCATCTGGATCAACAAACATATCAAATGGATTAACTCTTTCTAAAAATGGTCTATCTTCTCTAATAATAAAAGATGATTCTACTTCTCCAGTAGGACCGTCTACAGCAGCTTCATCAGCAGTATCTTCAATCTTATCAATCTTAGATTCTTCTACAAATCTATAACCAGTTTTTACCCAGCCATGTCCAATAATAAGATAATCTTTTACCGCTCTTTGGAATTCTGATTGACAATCATAATGTTCCCACCAATAATTAATAATTGACTCAGTAACAATTGCCTTATCGCCATCTTCTGGTTTACGAGGGTTAACTAAAATCTTTGGTCTTCCAATAGAAACAGAAGGAAGCAAAGTGTTGATTGTAGAAAAACAAATGTTTACAAGCAAACGATCACCTGTAGCCATACCACGATATTGACGACCACGATATAGGTTAATTAAGCGTTGCCATAGTTGGTCGTAGCTTTCATTATTACGCCATTTTTTAGCGTATTCTACACGACCTCTTTGATTAGATAGTTTATTTTGATTAGATTCTCTTGCCATGTTTTATTCCTTCTCCTAGTTAGTTACAATCCCATTTCTTCAAAGCAAGAGCCTTGCGTGTTGGGCGACCTTTTGAGTCCTTCATTGGACCTGGGTTGCCACCCATTCTTGCACAAAATGACTTACGCCTTGCTGCTGCTTTCGGAGACTTAGCTGCTTGCTTAGCGGATACTGGTGGTTTTAGATTCATACCCTGAGCTTTTGCCGATGCACGACCTTTAGCATTTAATCCACCAGTAGGACTTTTGCCTTCTTTTCTTTGCCAAGCGGGAGTTTTAGCCATTACTTCTTTTTCTTTGGTTTCTTTCTAAGCGCTTTAAAATCTGCGCCAGTTATTGCGTTTACTGGTTCAGCCGCAGAAGCAATTTTCTTTTGCTTAGGCGACATTTTTGCTTTTGTATAAGCCTTTCCCATTGGTGTCTTTTCCATTTTCATTTCTTTTTCCTCGCTGCTTTCATATTGTCAATTAAATTAGGATATGGGCGACCTGCCTTTTTTGCTGAAGCTTTAGCTGATGCTTTCTGTGCTGGTGTAAGTTTCTTAGGTTTACCCAAAGAAGCTGGTCTTTGCTTTGCCCAAACAGGAGTGGTCGTTGATGTCTTTGAATTATATTTTTTATTAGCCATTATTTTCTTTTTCCCTTTACTTTATCGTTACCAATTGCTGCTAAGCGACACAATCCATTTGGTTGTGCTTGCAAAGTAATAATATGGCAATTCATCATTTCACTACACCAAAATGCACAATTAGAACATTTAACACCAATTGATTTATTTTCATTTTCCGCTGGAGACATGTAGCCAACCCAGATGCCATTGTTGTCATTGTCGGCTAACTTGCCGTACTTATCAACAATTTCATACATTGAGTCAACATACATCTTCTCAGCTGGATATAAATCTAAATCGTTATAACCGTGCTTTTCGTTTTCTTCACTGTATTCATTCTTTTCGCTATCTTCTTTGGGCATAACAATAGACAAAGCAACACGAAACGCTTTACCCATGTCAGTATTTTTTTGTTCCATTACTTCTTCTTTTTTGTTGCTTTCTT